TCATTAGTTCTTGCCTGTAAACTTCTGTGTCTGCTCTGTGAACATTGTGTAAACAGAATCAGCAATTTTATTCATTTCTTTAGCAAAAGTTGTCTGTGCGTCAATGAACGATTGCATTGGTTCACGAACTTTGGCATCAGTAACGATAGTCTTGAGGGCGTTAGATTTGGCAGCCTGAACGGTGTCGATAAAAGCGTTAGCGTATGAAAACATGGTAATTCTCCTATTAAGCGAGTAAGTAAAATATGACCTCTTTGAGCGTCATACACTTATTTATGTTGCAGGACAACAAAATCTAAGTGTTTTTACTAATATTACCTCAAAAAATGTTGGAAAATTACCTGGTTTTTTCATCACTTTCATTATAAGTATTTGGTGTTCCGCCTTTGATAATAAAATCTATATCATGGTAGTTTTCTTAAAATTATTCAATTTGTAAACTTCTTCTAAGCATTCTTTTCCTATAAATAGTGTTTATTAACAGAGGAAGATTTTCACATGAATTGGCTCTATCAGGAACAAGAATTTTCAGTACCTAATCCAAACCCATATGAAGGATTTGTTTATGTCATAGAGAATATGATAAACAAAAAACTTTATGTTGGAAAAAAACATTTTTGGACTCGTCAAAAAAATCGAAAAACAGGGAGAAGGGAGAAAAAAGAGTCTGATTGGCAACTATACTATGGTTCTTCAGAAGAATTGAAATCTGATATTGAAAAATATGGATTAGAAAATTTCAAAAGAACAATTCTACACCTTTGCATTTATAAAAAACAAATGACTTTTTTAGAACAAAAAGAACAATGGGACAGGAATGTTCTTTTAAATGATAATTATTATAATACTAATATTGGTGGTAAATTTTTTGTTCGTGAGAGAAAAATATATTGGGCTACTCACAAGGAAATAACGACAAAAAATAATAAATGGAGAGAAATTAAAAGTGAAAGTATGAAAGGTGAAAAAAACATAGCCAAAAAACCAGAAGTTAGGGCTAAAATTTCAGAAAAAAAGAAAGGCGAGAAACATCATCAGTATGGAAAACCAATATCTCCAGAACATAACAAAAAATTACATGAAGCTGCATTAAAATCAGTAATACAAGAATGGCAAGTAACAACTCCCAACGGAGAATCATTCATCATAAAAAATATGAATGATTTTTGTAGAAAAAATAATCTATCTATGGGTGCTATGTCAATGGTTTCTTCTGGAAAAAGAAAACATCATAAAAAATATATTTGTAAAAAAATATAACCAACTCATTCGTCATCTTCATCTAATTTGTCAACATCCACTATCATCTCTGCACAAAAAGGACAATAGTGTGGAACATCGGCTACTTGTTCTTCATCATATTTAATTGTAAACTCGGACTCGCAATTATCGCAAGTATGTTTAAATGACGCCATTAGTTACACCATGAAGTCTTCTTTTCGCCAAAGTATGGGCGAGCATGACCGTTTGCAATCAACTGTTCAGACAATCTTTGTCCATCCACAATTACATCACCAAGAACACGACCACCATACTTGTCATGTTTCTGTATTTCAACAAGAACTTTTTTGCCACTCTTGTATGCATTTGTAATTAAATCTTTTGTAAATGCAGATGCTTTGATTGCAGCCTGTCCTTCTTTATCACATTGCGCTCGATGACCTTTTTCTGGAGTGTCAACACCAAGAACCCGAATGCTCAGTTTCTTTGGCAATGGGTCTGGTAAAAAGTCTGCAACGAATTCTACTGTATCACCATCAATGACACGGGTAACTTTGTATTCGTATGGGTTTGCAAATGCACTAACAGCAAATAACGAAAGTATTGTTGTAATTATAATTTTCAATTCTATCTCCTAAAAGTATTCCAAAAGTGCTTCAAGTTTATCGTGTGCATTCGCAAGTTCAGAAAGTTCTTTGTCAATTGCTTGAGTAAAGTTCTCATGTTCTGGTATTGCTCTTGGGTTTGCAATCATAATATCTATGTTCAGTTTATGCTCAAGAATTTTTGCTTCGTAGTGTTTCTTGAGCGTTTCTATAATGTTTTCTTTCATTTGAATATGTCCCTCATTGTCCATAGCACGGCCAGACCTATGATGCAGACCATGACCGTGCCAAGTATTTCCATTACGCAGCTTTACCCCATACATCATCCCAATTACCTGACAGAGCACCTTTTGCATAGTCAGTTACACGATTTTCAAAGAAGTTACCATGAATTGGTGCGTTAATCATTTCTTCGACCCATGGCAGAGGATTCTTCTTGACTTTGAAGATGCCTTTCATACCCATAGAAATCAATCTACGGTCAGCAATGTAACGAATGTAGTTCTTCACATCTTCTGACGATAGATTTGGCATCTCACCCATTTCAAATGCAAGGTCGATGAATTTATCTTCAAGTTCAACCATGCGAGTGGCAATGGTATAGATTTCAGATTTCAGTTCATCGTTCCAAATCTCTTTGTTTTCTTCAATGTAAGTACGGAACAATTTAATCATGTTCTCTGTGTGCATTGTCTCATCAACAATTGACCAAGTAACAATCTGACCCATACCTTTCATCATACCGTGGCGTGGGAAGTTCAGTAACATAATGAACGATGAGAACAATTGCATACCCTCAGTGAAGGCAGAGAAAACTGCAATGTGTTTGGCAGTATTTTGTTTTGTTGTATTTTGCGATGATAAGTCGAGAACATATTCGTGTTTCTCTCTCATCTCTGCATATTCAAGGAACTGATTGTATGTGGTATCTGGCAGACCAAGTGTTTCAATCAAATGCGAATAAGCAGCAACATGTAATGCTTCACGAGCTGCAAAACCAAGAAGCATCATACGAACTTCTGGTTGTTGAAAGTATGGCAGGTAGTTGCGAACATAACCACCTGCAACATCAATATCACCTTGAGTAAAGAAACGGAAGATATGCGTGAGAAATTGTTTTTGTTCTTTTGTAAGTTTGTTTTTCCAATCTTTCACATCTTCAAGCATAGGACATTCCGTGTGAAGCCAGTGAGCCTGTTCGTGTTTTAACCAAGCTTCATAAGCCCAAGGATAGTGAAATGGTTTAAAGGCATTTCTTTCTGCTGTTACATCTGATTTTTTCTTTGTCATTTATTTTCCTTTTATTGTTCCTAATCTAAAATCTTCACCTGGACATTCTTTACTTCTTTTCATTACAGTACCATTTGTCCACCACTTAGTTCCTCGGACATTAGTGTTGCCTTTTGATTTTTCTGCCAATTTTTCTTTCAATTCGTCTGTCATTTCTCTCAAAGAACCATAATTATTACCCATCATTCTTTTTGATGTTTTTTCTCTCCACTTTGGACTCTTATGTGCAGGAAACAATTGAAAATTATGTCTACCTTCTTCAATCAACTTTTTGGCTGATATAGAATTACTAATTTTCCTTTTTTTGTTCGCCTTTTCTATACTTTCTTCTGTCAATAAAATGCCAGGTGATAAGTTGCGATTCAAAAATCTTTCTAAAAATTCTTCTCGACCATATTTTTCATACATTGCCATCAAATATTTTTGTTCATATTCTCTCGCATCAGGCCTACAATCAACATACTCAATTTCAAATGAATCTACACCATCTTTCTCAATTAATTCCTTCACAAGTTTAGAAGAAGTAAAATATGTTTCCCATAAGTTATTTGGGTCACTATTCTTTCCGTATTGAGAACCTGCATATAATTTACCCGAAGGTTTGTGTCTGATTACATAATAGTATGGTTTCATAGATTGCTCCTAAAAACCATATTTATAAATCTCAATACTTCTGTAAGTAACCTATGTCATTTCATTGCCTCTAAAAATTGTTGTCTTGCTCTTTGCCATGTCCAGTTTCGTGCTGTTCCATATACATCTCCACGATTTAGTGATAAGCACATAACTAAGTTTAATCCTAAATCATCTCCGTAATACCCATTCACACCATTAAATATCGTTTCTCTTGGTCCTGGTTCATCGTATGCAGCAACAGGTGTGCCACATGCCAATGCCTCTAAAATTACAATACCAAAAGTGTCTGCCTTTGAAGGAAAGACAAATACATCTGCACTTGCAATCCATTCTGCAAGTTCGGCACCTTCTCTTTTACCAATGAATTCTACATCAGGATATTTTTGTTTCAATTCATTCAAATAAGGTCCATCACCAATCAATACTTTACGATTATACTTTAGTTGACAGAAATCGTCAAGACCTTTTTCTTTTGATATCCGAGAAACACAAACAATATAAGGTTTTGTTTCTTGCCGTCTTCTTGGATTAAAGATTTCAAAGTCCACACCTCTTGTCCATACCTTTAAATTTTGAAAACCTAAGTTCTCTAACTTATACTTCATGCCATTTGTTGGCACTAATATGTGTTTTGACTTTTTATGAAACCATCTGAAGTATGGGTAGAATAACTTCGCAGGTAAGCCAAATTGTTTCTGTATGAATTCAGGAAATAAGGTATGAAAACTTGTTGTGTATGTATAATTTCTTTTTGCCAGTATTTTTCTTGCATATAAACCTAAAGGTCCTTCTGTCGCAATGTGTATAGAATAATTTTCATGCATTAATACCCATAATTTTCTTTTGATTTCCCATGGATTGTAAACGACTTCAATTTCAGGATAGTTGGGCAATGCAACTCTTTTCAGTTCAGGTAGATATGGATGAATGATTTCAACGCCATACATATCTTTAGTGATGTTCTGATATGTTCGCACAACACCATTGACTTGTGGTTCCCATGCGTCTGTGATGATTGCAATTTTCATATCTTCTCGCAACGACCTTCAACTTTAAATGATTCAAACTTTAACCAATAATTCATTGTCTGTAATGCTTCAAGACATTGTTGTTGTGTCTTGAACTCCATCGTTATCTTTCCTGGTATGTCGCTTGGATTGTTTATGTGGACTGCCAGTAGTATCATTAGCCACACCTTGTATCTCCTCTGTCCATGTGATAAGTTCCCATTTACCATTCATGTGTTCAACCAGTGCGGTACAAGATTCAACCCAATCACCATCGTTCATATAAACAACATCATCAATCAT